ACGACTTAGTGGGCGACTCAGCGTTGAACGAAAGCGCAATATATGATCCACCTACCGTTACCCTAATTCAAGGGTACGATTACCCCTTTAAAGAAGGCAATCTCATGGGTAGAGGGCAGAAGTTCCACAGTGATTTTTCCTACAGACGTGCTATAATTATTGGTAACAATAATAAATAGTGGCAGACAAAGAAGATACATTTTTAACCGCAGTTGAGAAAGGGGTGGGCCCTTTTGATCCAAATGGTAGTGGGTATGACAATGTTATTGCAGATCAAATAATTTCTAGTAATCCTTCTTCAATAGATAAACCTTCATGGAAGCCACGAACCCCTGTTTACGGAGCTAGTAAACCTGCATTTGAAGAGGTAGCTAACAAAGGAGATTTTGCGGGGTGGGTGTGGCATCCTGAAAAAAATGATTGGCTTCTCCACAAGGGTAGTTTTCACCCTGAAACAGGTAGATTATTAAAGGGAATAAAACACCCTACAATTTCAGAAACTTTTCAAAGGGAAGCAAAACTAGGTAATGAAATAGTTAAGAGAAAAGATGGATATTATTATTCACAACCCAATAAAAAATGATAGCAATCTGCGTAGGACACTCTCGACCAAATGATTCAGGAGCAGCTTCTGTTTCAGGTATAACTGAATGGGATTATAATTCCGAACTTGCTGAGATGATTGGCAAGGAATTACAGCAACCGTATAAGATCTATACCTCTTATCATGGTGGTAGCTACGTTACGGCTATGCGATGGTTAGCTAGAAAGCTCGATGAGGATAGTGTAGATACGGCTATTGAATTACATTTTAATGCTGCTACCCCAAAAGCAACGGGACATGAGTGGCTTCATTGGCATACCTCTGAGAAAGGACGCTTACTTGCTCGTACTCTAAGAGATTCATTTGAGGACTCTTTCCCTCAGTTTACTAGCAGAGGCATTAAAGGGCGTAAAAAGGGTAGTAGAGGGGCTTACTTCTTACGGGCTACTTCTATGCCAGCATGTATTACAGAACCATTTTTTGGGACTAATAAAGAAGATTGGGAATTGGCTACTAAGAATAAGAAAAGTATGGCCTCCGCTATTGCTGGTGGGATATCCTTATACACAGAGCTTTCAGAAAGGTGGTAAAGTGGATCTTCCTAAATCAATTACTATTGGAGGTCAGAAAGTTAAAGTAAAACTACAAAGTTTTAATGACTATGATGGGTATACTTTTGGGCAGTACTTTCATGATGATAAAATCATACAACTAAATCCTGATCAGTCGGATAAAAACTTAGTTATAACGCTAAGGCATGAAATGATGGAAGCGGCTTTACTAATATCAGGAGTAGGGTTTTCTGATAATTATGAACAGGAAGCCGTAGTACGTTGTATGGAAGAAATATTCTTCCCAGCGTGGAATACCTTCCTTAAAAAATAAAATAATTTTGTCTAATAAAAGAAAAGGTTTTGAAGTTAAAGATAACTTCGTTGTATACACTCCTACCAGTGATGATTTAGTTGTTGCTCATAAACGATCATGCGAATTGGGAGTGCTTCCCAATTCATTTACTCAAGGCGTAGGGCGCATGGCAGGTTACTTAGGTGAGATAGCGGTACATAAATATTTAAAAAGGAGTAAGTATGTTGGCGACTCAGTGTTCACTCACGACTTAGAGTATAAGAAACGTAAGATAGAAGTTAAATCTAAATCTTGTGCTACTCCCCCAAAGCCCCATTACTCCGCTTCAGTTAATTGTAAGAAACAATTTATGCCTGACAATGACGTTTACTTTTTTACACGAGTACGTAAAGATTTTATGATTGTTTGGATTGTTGGTTGGTTACCTACAACAAAACTTTTAAAGAAAGCTACTTATAAAAAGCGAGGTGAAAAAGATACTGATGGGTTTGTTTATAAAACGTCAGGGCTACATATTGATATAGAGGAGTTGCAGTCTGCTACCTTATTTCAATAAGTTTCTTCAGGGGTAGCAATAAATATTGGGTAACCTTTTCCTATTGATCCTGCTACATTAAACCAAAAGTATTCTTCCGCTTCATCTGGTTTCATTTCTTTAGTAAGTATATTAATACATCTTTCTATTGAGTACACAGCCCTTGTAGGATCTTCTTCTAGTGCGAGCCCGATAAAAGCTTCATCAAAGTCATCAGGAACTATTATGTCTTCGTCAGGTGCGTTGACCTCACAGAACTCATTAATTTCTTCTCTAGTCATCAGAAGTACTTATATCCCATTTTGAATCTAAATCAATAGAGTAAATTCTAAGGTTGTTTTTATAAACAGAAGTTATAGGTCGTATATCTTTGTCAACTTTACTAGCTTCTTCCAGTGATTGCATACCACGAATCATCCAACCCATATTACTTGTTAGGTTATTCAAAGGCTTGTTTCCGTTTAGGTCTTGTATTTTAGCCATTAATTTAACGACAGTCCCTTTCCATACGGGCTTATCATATCCATACTCTTTTAATGTTTCGGCAAAAAATTCTATAGCCTCTATCAACACAGATCTATTTGAGTTAGCAAATGCAGCAGCATCTATTTCAGGATCTATGTGGGATTTAATACCGAACCTTGAGTCCCCTTTTATGTCTTTCGGTATTACGTATTCTAGTAACCACTGAGCAAAGTGTGGTAATTCTTCTTCCATTGTACTTTCTATGGCCGTATTACTAGCTTCTACTACATTGAGTAGTTTAGAAAAATCGCTAGAAGCATCATCTGATATACGCAGGGCAATTATCTTATCCCTGTTACTTGAGTCTAATGCAGGTATAACTGATAAGCTTGTTGCGTCCATATTTAAAGACATGATAACTCTCCCCGCCCAACTGATTGTTATAGAGTTTTCAAATTTAGCTTGGTACTCTATCCTTGGGTTAGCCGTCGCTTTCTTAATGAGTTCAGTAGCTCTTCTTTGTTCTGCAAAAGAAGCAGCAGAGGTTGTATCATCGATAACCCAAGCAGCTACCTGACCTAATTCTTTATTGAACTTACTGTCACCACTTAAATAATCAGAGGCATCTGCAAAGCCACCGAGTAAACCCCCTATAAGCTTATTAGATAACAAAGATTTCCCTTTGTTTGTTGGCCCCACTAATAATAAAGCGTGTCCTTGTTTTGATTCTTTATATAGAACAGCCGAATATATTCTTTGTAACCACGCATAGAAATAGTTTAAAGACTGCTCATCTTTAAAAAACTGCTTTAACCATTTATCAATAAAAGGCCACTTTTTCTTATCACTATCCCCCGCAGGTTGTATTGCTTTTAAGGTACTGGTATTTAAAATCTTATTTGGTCCCGATTGAACTACTGTAGCTTCATCAAATATAATAGGGGCTACTTCGTCAATTCGACTATCACGTTGTATTATTAATACAGCGTTCTCTAGCTCACTTAACGGCTTTCCTGCACTTGCTCTTTTGTTAAACCCTGCTTGCCTTAGTTCTAATTTGAGTTGGTCTTTATCTATCATACAAACACGATCATTTATTTTTGTATAAAAAGTTTTTCCTGTAAACCAGTACCGCTCTATGAGATAATCTAATTTTTTATTTTCGTAGTCTTCAACAAACTTTTCTCCGAATATTTCCTTCCACGTTAAGAAACCCTTACCTGCTCTATCTGAGTAGCAGATCATACCATCTTGTGTTATCTGACACCCTTCTCTTTCAATACCGTCATCAATCCAAAATAATGGTCCCCTTACACCTACTTCAAATGGATAAGGCCACCTACTATTATACTTAGTATTTTCACGTACTTCCGTTTCAACAGCATCTAATGGGATACTTAATGATGATGGAGCTTGTGGGGGGTTTTCAATACCTGTTTTAATTAATAATTTAACGTAGAGCTCTTCAGGTATCCTTTTGTTTGTAGTGTGTATTATTTCACCTAAGTAAAAATACTGGTGTGGTAATAAACAAGACTCATCAAACCCTGCAAATAACCTCCTTACTTTAAGTCTATCGGCTAACCTATTAATAAAATTCTTAAACATCCTGTCATCTATGAGCAGTTTATCCTCGAACTCCCATATTAAACGGACTCCTCCTGACGGTGTTCTTGTTATCACTGTAGGTGGGTACGGACCACACTTGGTTAATAGTTCATCTACTAACGTGTCCCAATCAGGAGTTATGTTATCGTATTCGACAACGAAGCCCCACATAGCACAAACTTTATTCTCGCCCCTTTTTGATATACGTGTAGACCCTACATTCCCCTCGAACATTGAATAGAAAGCGTAATCTGTATCTGGGTGATTAGACCACGTTCGCCTTTGTATTTTGTCTGTAAACTTTTTTGGAGCTTTTGTAATTTCTGTGAGGGCTTTGACTGCGTATGTTTTATGTTCGGATAGGTTTTTTAGGTATTTGTAATGCATTTTTACTTTTCATATTTATCCAAAATTTTACCTTCTGCATCTAGGGGAATATCAGGTATCCATTCTGGAGGTGTTCTCATTTCTTGAATAATTAACTCAAGCGTTCCTTCTGCTTCGTTTTCGTCCACCTCGACAACTACTTCGTCGTGGACGTGAAAAATAATTCCCAGACCTCGTTTTTCGAGGCGGATGAGTATATCTGAAAATATATCTCTTGCAAGTGCTTGTGATGCATTTTCTGATAAAAGTCCTCCGTATAACTTTACAGGTATTTTCTTAATGCCTTTAGCGATCATAGCCATGTAGTTTCTCCTACCAAATTGAAGTTGATTTTGTATCACACCATAGTTCAACGAACGACCTGACGGTAAGTCTACAACAAAATCAGTACCTAATGAATAGGCTACGTGCAACTGGCGTTGGAGTTTGTTCCAAAGGGACACAACACGTTTCATTTTTGTCCTATATAAATGTACGGCCTTGACAGCTTCTTCCTCATCCATGTTAGATATCAAAGCAAATTTCTTTGCTGATACAGAATAACCACATCCGAGAACCATAGTCTTAACTAAATGTCTTAGTGAGGGGTCTTCATCTTTTAGTACCCCTTTTGATTTGTCCCACTTATCAAAACGGATTGCAAACGCTTCGTATATGTCAGCACTCTGTTTAATTTCTTCTAGGGATACTTGGTCTTCCGCTAACCAACAAAGTGTCCTGACTTCAATTTGAGATAGGTCAACAACAACTAACTTCTTACCCTTCTTTGGAGATATTAAACTCCGTAAATTAACTCCAAACATTTCACCTCTAGGTAGGTTCTGTAAGTTTAGGTTACCACCGCTCCCACTAAATCTACCTGTATGGGCTCCGTGATACAGTATACCTCCGTAGTATCTTTGATCCCCCATAGTGGCATACTCAAAAGACTCTAACTTTCTTTTGAGGGAGTTTATTCTTCTGTAATTACGCACAGCAGAGATCCACTCATACTTACCCTCATGTTCTTTTATCCACTTGTTAGCGTCTTCATCTGTGAGAGCTAGGCTCGCAGGGGGTACCAGACCCTCTTTCGTACACTCTTCGTTAAAAGCTTTTCTAGATAGAATAGGTTTATCGTCAATCCAAGGTATAGCGGTTTCCGCTTTAAATAACTGTTCGTTGATTGTTATCAGGGATTGTTTTAACAATTTAATATCAATGGGTATCCCTCTTTGGACGCATCTTCTATTAGCAAGGCTAATGTCTCGCTCTCGTTGTGGCCATTTATCTTCTAAGTCTAACCATAGTTTTAAACAAAGCTCAGAGTCTTTTAATGCGTACTCATCTACTTCATCTTGAAATTCTTTTGTCATGTCCTCCCATCGTTTACCCGACATGTTGTCTCTAGTAGACTTATCTACCTCTAAATTATAAAGAGTGATTGTGGCTCCTTTCAGTGATCTTGGTAACCCACAGTAAGCTGCTAGGTCTGCTGTACATACCCACTCAGCGTACTCAAACTTTTTCCACCAACCTTGATCCACTCCGTATAGGTAAAGCGTTTCGTCGAATTGTGCGTTGTGTGATAGTACACGATTACCTTCTATAACACCCCAGTCACAATCTTCTTTGGGGCATCCTACAAAATTTGTTCCATCATCCCCTACTGCACTAACTCTATATGCATCAAATTCAGGGTGGCTAAAGTATCCTAATAAACCAAGGGTGCGTATAGAGCATTCCTTATCATAATAACTTTCAAAATCTATTGCTATTGTATCCATAGTCTAGATGAGTTGCCTACCTGCACGTAAACCTAAGACGTACAGATAGGCTCCCCTCATTTCTGCTCCTTGCGGGAAACTCCATGTAAACCCGCAAGGGACAAGATTTATATTAGCTCAGGCTGAGACTCCTTTTGCTCCTGTAGAACTTTCAGTTGCGCTTCAAACGCTTCTATTAAAGTTCCCATCTTAATCTCTGAGAGTGCTAACTCCCTTGCTTTAGAGACTATGTCTTTTGTAATTTCTTCTACTTGTTCCAATTCATTTTGGATAATAGATATCTTATTATCTAATTCTTCAATACTCATAATTATGCAGGTATAATTCTTGATACGAACTCTATTAGCTGTTCATCAGTATCTTCTTTAGTTACGGTCATCTGTGGTATGTACCAACTGACCCTATTAGCTGTCGCTTGATCCGCTTGGAATTTCCAATGTTTAGCACACAAAGGAGACTCTGGGTTCATTGCTTGGAACAAACCAAGTCTTTTATATGTGTTTCTGTAAGCCGCCTTACGAACATGGATTTTACCCATTGCGTACGACGTTTCACCGATTGGGAATGGGAACGCATCTGCTGCGTCTTCACCAATATCCTTTGGTTCTGGAATCAACAGCGTGATATCAGCAAACTCAATAGTACCAAACTCAGAGTCAGAATCTATTGCTGTTTTTTCTTCAAGGCTGTAAGCAATCCTTGCTATATCATTTGAACCAAAAGGCACATTTTCTGCCCACCCTTTCATTGCCGTGATAGGGATCACTGAAAGTGTTCCTGCTGTTGGCATGATTGTGTGAGTACGATTAATAACGAGGGCTCCCTCGTCACCATCAATTTCCGATGACCCTTGTATAACATTGAGTCTTGGGATTTCGATATCTTCTGCTGATATCGCAAGCCTTGGAGCAGCTACTGGTGCTGCTAGTTGTTCTTTTTTAGCTTCTACTACTTTAGTATTTGGCATGGTCTTATTTTTGTTCTTAGTCTTATTCTTATTTTTTGCTTTAAGAAAGGGTAAACCTTTCTTCCGATGTCTCTATGATGCCATTGTTTTCAACAGCGTCAAGAAAAGATCTTGATCTTTCTCCTTTTTCTCCTTTAGGTGCAGCATTTCCTACAGCATTAGCTACCTTTTTAAGGGGAATATTAATCAAATTGAGTAAATCTTCTTGCTCTAAATCGTGTTCTTTAGCTATGTCTATCAACTTTATATTATCTGTACACTTACGTGTCGCTCCCATAGACCTAAGCTTTAAGTTTTCAAACTCCATACCTTCTTTAGCTAAGGTAACCGCTCGTTCCTTTATCCGTTTAGCCCAATTCTCTACCACTTTAGCTACCGTATAAAGATGTTCTACTGTGTTAGGATCGGTTGGATCTTGAATATCTTCTTTAGGTAAAGACTCTCCTGATATTCTTTGTACTATCTCAACAGCTAAACCACCTAAAGATGGACAGTAATCTTCATGCTTACAGAACCTACAGTTAACTGAAGGAGAAAGTGCATCCACTTCAGGATAACCCCCATCCCATTGAGGACGCACTTTCTCACCATTTCGTATTACGTCAGCTACTTGCTTTACCAAAATAGGTAACTCTTCTCTTGTAAACTTACCCTCTAAAACTTCATTACGTACAGGTATATAAAACACAAAAGTTATTTCTTCTAACTCTGGGTATCTTTGGAAAGCTCCCACAGTGTAAGCTCTTGCTTGCCAATTCTTTCTAGGTGGATCTATCTCACTGATACCTGTTTTGTAATCTGCCAGTATAGCTTTATTATCAAATGTAATTAGTCTATCACAGGTTCCCCATGTTTTAGTAGAATCAAGATCAACATCTAACACTATCTCATTCTCTTCCCTGTACTCTAAACCCTGAGCAAACTTAGTGATATATGCTTCCTCTTGCTCTACTATTGCTTCATAGATCAGGACTTCGTCTTCATCGTGCAGGGCAGAGGGATCACGAACTTCTAAGGCTTCGTGAATACGAGTACCTTTCTCGGCAGCAGCGTTTGTACCTGATCGACCTTCGTAACCAGAACAACCTGCTACGTACTTGAGACTTGATGGTGAGAAAGGAGCGTGTCCTCTACTACTATGGTCTGGTTGATTACTCATCTTCTAAATCTTCTAAAGATAAACCACATGATTTTATCAACTGGTCGAGCTGCCGTTTTTTTTCTAAGATTCTTTCTGTTTCTATTTCTTCTATGTAATTATCAAGATGCTCCTCACATACCTTCATTACTTTTTCTTTCAAGCTATCTATATACTTTTTTTGTACTTGATCAGAATTTTCCCAACGGCTGTAGTCCAAATATCTTTCTCTACTAAAACATTTATCAAGGTCAAAAGTTATAGCTGTCCCTACTCTTTTTTTTGTTAAGTTACCTACCATGTAATTCTTCTATGTTTTGTATTTTTCTTTCTATTGAGTCTATAACATTTTCTTCTATAGACCCTGAAGTAACTAAAACTTTTTGTATAGCGTCAGACTTTGCCCCGTTACGGTGAATACGTCCTAAAGTTTGGAGGTAGTCTTTAGCATTGAACGAAGGGCAGATCAAACTAACTCTTGGTCTATCCCCATTACAATCGTGTAATGATAGTCCAGTACCCCCTGCTGCAATGTTAGCAACAACTATACTTGTCTTGTCATTCTGAAAGTCATCTACTACAGCTTGACGCTCGTCCACTGTCTGACCCCCCTCTATTGATTTGCAGTTAAGTTGATCACAAAGGGCTTTTACAGTATCTCTAAAGTTAACAAATAGAACTACAGAGTTACCCTGCTCCTCTAGATCTTGAGTATATGTGACTAAGTCAGGGACTTTCATAGCTTCAGTCAGTTGTCTTGCACGAAGTATGTTTACGATAACATGATCGCTGTCGTCCACCGTTCCGTTCTCTATCAAATCAGTTATTATCTGAGGGGTTAATCCTAACTTTTCGTAGGTCTTTATAATTTTATTAGAGTCAGAAAACTGCATAGGCTCTATAAAAACCCTGTTGTTTCTGAATGAATCAGGGAAGTCAGCTACTGTAAGTTTAGCTGCCATGACCCCATAAATTTTATCGTGTATACGTTGTAGATTTTTCTTTGCCCCTAAATGCCAACCATTCCACTCATCTTGGTAGCAACCATTAGCCTTCATCCAACCAAACCAATTATACAAACCGTTCTCTGATTTAGCTAGGCTATGTAGGTTTAACATATATCCGATAGCCCTCATTTCGGTAGGGTCTTCACATGCTGTTGCTGACATACCATGAACTAAAAACCCTTGTTTAATAAGGCTTATTACGAGTTGAGCGTTCTGAGTATAAGGCCCTTTGCATTTATGTATCTCGTCTACAAGAAACAAAGTATTCTTAGGAACCTTCCAGTTCATAATTTTCTTTCCCCTCTTAGACATATGTGGCGTGTTCCCAGTACGGACTTTCTCAAAGTTTAGTACAAATATAGGATCAATACCTACTTCCTTTAGCTCTCTTTCCCATGAAGGAATAACAGCTTTAGGGCACATCACGGCAACAGGGCAACCTAAACGTAATGCTAAGTGTGCTGCGACTACAGTTTTACCTGTACCTACAGAGCTAGAGTCTAGTGTGTTTTTATTATCTCTAAGCTTCTCTTCAAAAAAATCTGCTACTTTAGATTGGGCGGGGAATAGGTCTTTCATTTAATAGAGCATAAAAGAACTTGAATTACTATCAAGGAAAAAATTCTATAACTTATCATAACCTGCTAAAGCATATCCTTTTCTTATGTATCTAGCTATAAGGAAAGCATCTACCATTCCGTCATGTGCTTTAGAACATCTTTTACTTTTAAGCCAACACTCTTCAGGAGCTAGGTCATTAGCGACACCTAATGCAGCTCTCTTTGTATCGTAAGGTGGTGACAAGTGACCTAACATAGACTTCTGCCAGTTGTGTACTTTTACGCATCTAACATCCCACTCTCTGTTTTCAGCCAGTCCTAACAGTTTACCAAAAGATAATGCCATAGAGCGTACAGCTTGTGAACTCTTTGCGTGGTGTAAAGGTTCTTCAATAGCAAATATAAAGTCTGACTCTAATGCCATCACCCACTCATATACTTTACGTGTATCCGTCTCTCGTTTCTTACACCGATGGAGTGTAGGCATAACTGTCTTATCAATTACAGCCCCTGTTTGTTTTGATATGGCGACTAACCCACCGTTAAGTCCGTTATCAACTCCTATAATCACAATGTTCTATAGCTTTGGCTGAGATGATTAACCCATCACCTTCTTCGGGTACTAACACATCTATATTTTTTAATAGCATTTGTATGTAGTAAACTTCTTTAGAAGAGTTAGGAATAACTCTGTAGAATTTACCTGAACGAGACTCGACTAAAAAAGTAAAGTCGTGTTTAGACTCTTGAACCCGTATCATTACACGAGGGTCATCTTCAACCTCCCTATTGGGAAACATCAATCCTTTAGGAGATCGTCTAAGAAACATGGTGTACCCTCCTCAAAGTTAGTTTGTAGATATTCATATTCATATCTTTCGTAAGCTTGTTGTTTGGTTAGGTTGTAATTCTTTTGTATAGTATCAATAGCTATTTGTTTTGAATAACAGGCTACAGGAGGTCTTCCATATTGTTCAACTGTACCAATATAAGCATCTTCTAATCCTGCAAAAAGTAGGATAGGTTTTTCAATGTCTTCTTTTGTTTTAAGTTCCATCATCTTTATCTGGCTCAACGTCTATTATTTTATTCTCTTTAACTTTAACAGCACCTTTACCTCGGTCTGCTTTAGCGTTATTTAAAATACTTATATCTATTTGTAACTTACCAGAACCTCCTGATGTCTTTGCGTTCAGACCTAAGTTACGTCTTATGAGCTGATCTAGCTCAGATAATTCTTTAACTGTTCTCGGACCCCTTAGATTTTTAATACTATCCCGCAGTAGTTTTATAGCAGAAGCTGCCATATAAGATTGATACTTTTCTGCGGGAGATGACTGCGATTCCGCTATTTCCATAAGGTTTTTGTCTTCCTCTATACGAGCCTCCATCTTAGCTAACTTTATAGCTTCGTCTGTCTTGCCTTCTAAATTATCATCTAAAGTTTCCTGCAATGGATCTTTCTTTTCTTTCTCTTCCTCTTCTTCTTTTAAAGGAGGGTTGATAGCATGTGGATCTTTTTTAGGTTTAGCCCCTGCATCTCTAAGCCATCTACGGAGCGTAGACGTATTGATACCTAACTCCTTCGCAATAGTAACAAGTTTATATTGCTGCTCATACATTTCCAAAGCATGTTTAAGCAGTTTAGATTTTTTAGATTTATAAGCCAAGCTAATTAATATATACTATATATCTACACATCTTTCAAATTAAATGACACAAACCTTACGTATATATGAACCCCGCATAGATAAAAAAACATCCAAGATGGATGTGGGTGGTTTAACTATTGCAGCTACTAATAATATAACTGCCCTACTCTATGGCTTTTCTAATCATAAGAGTGACAAAGCAAGAGAGTATTACTTCTGGAGGTTGTGTGATGAGCTTTGGAATAATGATGAACTCCCTGAACCTCTGATGGTTAAACATCCTTGGGCAGAGAGTATGATAAAAGCAGTTATCAAAAATAAATATGTATCTATTGGCGGGGCTGCTTCTTCTGGTAAGTCACATACTATGGCTGCTTGGGGAATCCTGAACTGGTTAGCTGCACCGAGAGACACACTAGTGCTGCTAACATCAACTACATTACGTGAGGCACGTAAAAGAATATGGGGTTCTGTTATTAGTTTACTAACAGTGTTAGACGGAGCCCCGTTTAAGATAAGAGATTCTATTGGTAATGTTGCTTACATAAATGAGAACGATATTCTAATTGAAAAAGCTGGGTTGAGTTTGATTGCAGCAGAACGAAGTAAGACTAGAGAAGCTGTCGGTAAGTTCATTGGTATCAAACAAAAAAATGTCATCCTTATTGCAGATGAGCTTTCGGAATTATCTACTGCTATTCTACAGGCTGGTCTATCTAACCTATCAAAGAACCCATCATTTAGTTTAGTTGGTTTATCAAACCCTGCTTCTCGTTGGGACGCTTTCGGTGAGTGGAGTGAACCAGCACAGGGCTGGGATTCTATAGATCCAAATACCGAAGATAGTTGGAAGACAAAGTGGGGTGGTATTTATGAAAGGTATGATGGGGAACGATCCCCTAATATACTAGCGGGGAAAACAATCTACCCTTGGCTGCCTACAGAAGAGAAGATTGAAGAGGATAAGGAACTGCTAGGGCAAGAAAGTAGGGGATACTATCGAATGGTACGAGCTGTGTTCTTTGATTCCGATGAGGCTGATGGTGTATATACAGACTCAGAGTTGGTTAAGTCAGGAGCTATGGGCACTATAGAGTGGCAAGATAAACCAACCCCTATTGCTGGTTGCGACCCTGCTTTTACAAATGGTGGGGATAGGACTATCCTTTATACTGGGCATGTTGGTTATGATAAATCTGGACAATTCGTGTGCCAACTAGATGAAGCTATCTCTCTTACTGACGATGCCACCAACAAAGCGATCCCCCGATCTTATCAGATTGTTCAGCAGATAAAGGACGAGTGCAATAAAAGGAAGATACTCCCGTCCAATTTAGGAATCGACTCCACAGGTGCTGGCAGTCCTTTGGCTGATATTCTTGCTGCTGAGTTTGGTGATGATATTCTTCGTGTTTCATTCGGTGGTAAAGCTTCTGAAAAGAGGGTTAGTACTAATAGTAAACTTGTCGGACATGAACTATATGTCAACAGGGTCACTGAACTTTGGTTTGTAGGTAAGGAGTTTTGTAGAACTAAACAGCTATATGGTATCAATAATGATCTAGCACAAGAAGTTGTAGGACGTAAGTATGATATGGTTAAAGGTGCTACCCTTAGAATGAAACTTGAATCCAAACCAGATTACAAGAATCGTTTAGGAAGATCCCCTGACTTAGCCGATGCTGCCTTTATATGTGTTGATGTCGCAAGGCAACGTCATGGTCTTGTAGCTGTAGAGCCTCTTGATTTAGGAGACAAGAATCAGGGATCAAGGCGCAGGAGGTCTATGAAAAGCCTTACAGGAGTACTAGCAAACCAACCTTTGGGTTAGATTTGAGCGGTTGCCATTACCTGAAAAAGCAGTAAATTTATAGTGTATGGCTTACCCGTCAATAGAACGCCCTAAACCTAAAAAGGATTTTGAAAGTCCACTATCGCCACAAGGGCGTTCAAAAGCAGCCCCTTGGTGGGCTGATGCGTATGATAAGGGGACACTGACAGCCGAACAAGAAAGATTAATAATGGCTGGCAAGGCAGATCTTGCTAAAGAAATCCAAATAAAAGCAGACAAAGCCTATAAAGATGCAGTGGGATATGAAAAATTAGGGAAGGCAGTTGAGGTAGCAGATAACGCTACAACGGCTGCTTCACTACTAACAGGAGTAGGAGCAATTCCAAAAATAGGATCTAAAATTTTAGCTAAAAAATCTAGTAAAGAACCAATGAGTAAAAGAAAAATAGGCAATTTTGTGTCAGATATTATTAAGAAATTTAAAGATAAAAAGAGTAAGCCTAAACCGAAAAGGGAAACTTCTTCTAAAACAGATCCGAAAAAAACTGGTGATGTAAAAGATTTAACTACGGAAAAAGTACCCCCTAAACCAAAACGAAGGACCACCAGTACTGAGGCTGATCCTAAGATTGATATGAAGTCTTTAGATAAAGCTCAAAAAGATGCTGGTTTACTACCAAAAACTAAAGGTGACCGTGCTAAAGGCGTTGCTTCTAAGCTCCCAAAACTTGCTCCTTCTATTGCTGAATTAACTGGTTACACTAAGGCAGGTCTATCTGCTGCTACTAGGGGTTTATATCGAGGTCTTAGTAGTCCTTTAGGGAAGGGTATCATAAAAAGATCACCTGTACCTCTTGCTTTAGGGGTAGGTGGATATAAATATCTCCAAAACAAAAAAGAAAAAGAGGCTGAAGGATCAGGAACGGAAGGATCAAAAAATTTAGGGGGCTCTGGTATGCAAGGGCCGACTATAGAAGAACTTTTAAGAGGAGCTTCACCCGAACGAAGAGCTGCTTACTATAAAGGAAAAGCAGGAGAAGCTTCTGGTACAGCAACATCCCCAGAAGAAAGTGCTTCAAATGAAGCTATAAATGATGCATTAAGGGATCAAATTTTTGGTCCTACAACAGACAACAGACCGACTTCATCTTTCTTTACTTCTGGAGATGAACCAAAAACTACTGCTACTACAAGATCTGGTTCAGGTTCAGACCCTGATTCTGAATTAAGTTACCTACGATCAAGGAAGGAAGTAAAAGAAATGGATCGGGCAGGTAAGGCTGACATAGCGGAAAGGCAACGATCAAATAGATTAAACGCAGAAGCTCGTTTCCGTGAGCGTAAAGATTTCATAGAACAAAGTAAAAAAGGTATACCTTCTAATATAATTCAAGGTAAAGAACTCCAAGGACCAACTCAAGATGGTAAAGCACTTACAGAAAATTTTGGTAGGGTAATTAAAGATTCAACAGGGCGAATTATAGGAAGCTCTTTAAATAAAGCAGGGAGGGCTGCTATGGGTAATAGAAAAGGAGCAGGTGTTATTGATGGTGGTGTTGCTGATGCTGCTAATTTTTCAGGTACAGATGCTCAAAGAACATTAGCAGCTTCCGCTGCTATGGATAAAAGAGACGCACAAATTGCTAGTATGAGAGCAGCGCAAAAAGATGTTGCTGATATGTTTTATAGTAAGAGTGGGGGAAGTAGAGGTAGTGGTGCAACTCCTGCTCCAACAGCTACTGCGGTAAATACAGGAGCAGCTCCAAAAGCTACTGCGGTAAATACAGGAGAACCTGTAGTAAATTGGGGTTCTAGTTCTCAATACAATAGAACTTCTAAAAGTTCACCTGCACCTAAAGCTACAGCAGTTAATACACCAACACCTAGTGTTATGGACGTTGCTATTACTGAAGGTCAAGGTGGGTATGGATTACCTGCACCAAACACTACTGATGTGCCTAATGCGCCTAAAGCTACAGCGGTAAATACACAAGCACCTAGAGCTACAGCGGTAAATACACAAGTACCTAAAGCTATACCTGTTGTGCCTAAAGCTACAGCGGTAAACCAAACACCGACAGATGCAGATTTAAATAATAAATTCTCGTCAATGCCGAAAGAAGGTAATCAAGTTATTCCTGTAGATAGTGCAGGAGCTGTTGTACCAGCTAATGTAACGGCCAATAGTTATAATTGGGAAGATATGAATTTACCAGAAGGATCTACTAACACACCACCTACTGATATGAGTCGTGCAGAATACCCGTTTAACAAAGAAGGCCAATACGACAGAACAGCAGTAGCAGGTAAACCAAAAACTCCACCAATAGGTTCATTAGTAACTAATCTTCTGAATAAGAAAAAGAATAACAAAAGATAGAATGGCTTATAATCCACGTTCACTTAGGTCTGTTAGACAAGTAACTCCAGAATCAAGCCTTAAACTTAGGGATGCTTCTAAACTTCTTGATCTTGGTTTTACTGGGCCAGCTAACCAAGTAGCTACACAAGCAGCTAGAGATTTAGTTTCCGAAAGGGGTCCAAGTAACCCTATGGAAAGGAAAGCAAAAGAGGGGGCTCAGAAAGCTTTAATAGCTAGTCAACAAGCAGCAATTCAAGGAAACTATAATGATGATATTGTAGGACCGCTACGCCAAGAATTTTTTACAGGGGCTAATAACTTACCCACCTTTAAACAAACTGCTTTGTATAATAAGTACACTCCTGAAATTATGCAGCAACAGTTGATGGGGCAACAACAACAAAAAAGTTTCCTCCAACTAAAAGAAGCACAGAGAAAAGCTAGGATGTCTCAAGCTGCTGACGCTTTACAAGTCCCTGTTTCTCAGAGACTACAAGAGATAATGGGTTCGGGTACTCCTTTAAAACAAAAGTATAGTGATATACAACAGTCTTTGTTATCAAATCCCTCAGCATTAGGTAGCCCATTACTGGCTTCATTATATCAAACCACTTTACAATCTGTTGGCAACCAACTTTCTGATGCACAGAAGCAGGACAACATGGAGAATTCTATGCGTATCAACTTAGCTTACAAGGCTATTGAGATAGGTGACTCTAAAACAGCCCAAGACTTATTGAGTTTTAAAAAAGGTCAAAGTAGTTCTCTACAAGATTACGCTAAGAACTTAGCTGATTCTAAAAAGAGATATGATGCTGGTACTTCCAGCAGTAAAAAATTTAATGCTCTTTTAAATAGTCTTGAAAAAGTTCCTTTAAGAGGTGCCAAAGAAATATTAAGTACAGAACCAAGAAATCGAAACGATGAATTGATGTATAGAGCTTTTATTAAAAGGAAAACTAAAGCTGAAAGAGATGGCGTTGATGACAGTTCCGTTAATGCTATAACTTCGTTAATAACTGCTGCCGATATGGATAGTGCGTCAGAATATCGTACGGCAGTTAAGACTGTTATTGATCTTAATCCAAATCTTAAAGAAGCTCTTCAAAGCATTGGGTCAGCTACTGAGGAAAATTCTAGCAAGACTACTGGAAAGACTACTGGAGGGACTTTATATGATGATATCACTAGTTCTAGTGTAGAACCCGATAAAATAAAAGCTTTATTATATATAGTCCTTGCTAATATTCAAGGGGATACTTCACAAATAGAAGACGACTTACGAGGCGATAAAGAAAATAAATTTGCTAGCCTAGTAAATAATTAAACATAATACAAATACATAACCCGAACTGCTGTGACAGGAGAACTTATTACTGATTCGTCAGAAGATGGCGAGAACACTAACGCTTTGCCTTTTTCTATATGGTCATCATCCATTGGTAAAGATATCGAAGATCAAAAAGACCAGTACCTCGGTTATGGTAATTACCTAAGAGATGTTGAGTTTGATAAAAAAACTCTTGATCAAGACACTGAAGAAATAATAGCACGTAATACTCTACAAAAGATACGTGAAATAGATCCTGAATATGTACCATCCCTTGAACTAGGTACTATTGATTCCGATGCGTCTCTTATATATGAAGCTTTCGGACAACAAGCTAGAGATAATTTTTATAGTGCTGTTAACGAAACAGGGGCTTCAAGAGATGATTTCCTTGATGAAGTCAATAGTGCTAAACAACATCTAGTAGAACAAGATAGGTTGGGGATAGCTAGTCTTAAACAGATAGATGACGATGGTATCACTAGCTTTAAAGTCATTGGAGGTTCTACTCTGGTTAACCCAAGACAAGCCATAACTGATTCTATTAATAGAGGAGCATTCCTACACAACAACATGGCACAAGCCAATGAGGGTTTTAATAAAACTCCTTATGGGCAAACTCTTTTTAAAGCTATAAGGAATGATCAAATCAGTGGTGAGTTTTCCAAGGCTGCTAATAACAGTAGCATAAAAGATTTATATCTTGATATCATCAAAGATTCTAAGAACCATTTTATAACAGACAATGAGAAAGGTGACCCCTCTACCCTGATCACTAAAGCTCGTACCTTACTAGCTAAACAATACTCTAGTGGTTCAGATATCTCGGAGGATGTTTCAAGGAACAGGTTTCAGGATTCAGATATCATGGATGCTTTGGAGCAGGTATCCATAATGGATTCGTATCAAGGAGGTACGGCTAAGTTTGTATCAGACCCAGATAAGGTAGATGAGAATATACGGGTAACTAAGTCTGGTATTGCAGTACCCCACATAAATCTTATTTTAAATAAAGGACAGTTTGAGACAGCAGTAGAATTAAAATCTCAAAAAGGAGAGTTAACGACCGCACAAGCTAACAATCTGTATGCAGGTAGGACTGCTTATTTAACTAGAAACTACCCTGCTTATGAAGAGTTGTTCAAGGACTCTACTGTAGAAAAGAAGTGGCAGAAACATGTGTTGAATAGCCAAGAGCTTGGTATATCTAAAGCTGCGATACTTGATAGTTTTTTAGCTAACCCCAAAAACTATAGTGGGGTTAAGAACAGGATAGGTTCTTTTTTCGATTCACTAAAAGATTCTTTTACAGGATTAGCTTTTGTATTACCTGCCTTACTCAAGAATGAAACATCGATTAACATTCTTGTAGAGCAAGAAGAAGACAGGCAGAACAGAAGACAAGTAGCGAGTATCTTTGGTGATCACTTAGGTTGGGTACATGATATATCAACAGCGATAGCTCCGATGGTTGTAGACGTAGCAGCTACAGGATTTTTAATATCTCGTGGTATGTCTGTTGGAGGTGCTAGTTATATAGGTGCTAAAGAAGGAGCGAAGTTAACAGCTAAAGGATTAGCTAAGAGTTTTACAGGTAGTATTTTAGTTAAAGAGTTTGGTGAGTCTTCAGCAGAAGCTGCTGCTAGACTATCTGCTACTAAGTATATCAAAGAGGGAGCTAGTACTAAGAGCATACAAAAAGCTATTGAAAGTTATAGCTCTTTGGTTGGTACAAAGTTAGTGAACAACAAAGTTGTTAGGGGTAGGGCAGCAGAAAATATAATGACATCGGGTATATTTTTGACGGCTGCTAATAGGTCAGCAGGTGCTACTTATGCAACCATCTATAGTAACTACGATGGTACACACGAAGAGAAACATGATAAGGCTTTGGGTTCCGCTATGTTGGCAGCTATGTCTACAGGTTTAATAACCTCTGCATTCTCACGCTTCGGTCGTGGTGGTTTTGAAAATGTTTTACTTGGTGGCTTGAGCTTCGGGCAGATGAATTATGTATTGGGTAAGTTAAGTAGGTCTAGGGTATCTCAGCTAGACACTCAACAGATAATTGGTAATCACTTGAAGTCTAGGATGAAGGAGGTTTCACCTAGTATATTTAAAAGTTTGTATGGTAAGTATGCCAAAGCAGGTACAGAAGAATTTATAGAGGAGGGAATAGATGAGTTCGTTAATTCATTCATTGTTAGCTCCGCCCTTAAAATAGATACCCCTATGATAGATAGGATATCAGATGCTATATATGCGGGATCTATTGGAGGTGTTATAGGTCAGGGTGCTTCAGCAGTACGTACTGCTGCTCAAAAAAGAAATGCTTTTATTAGAGGAGACATAGAATTATTTAGGCAAAAAGAAATTAACACACTTATTAGTAAGTTAGAAGCTACTAGTTCTCCCTTAACAAGAAATGCTGTTATCGACCAGACCAAGAGCTTACTACGGGGAGAAGAAATTTCAGAGGAAGGTTTCCAAGAGTATGTAGATACAGTAACTAATATAGATGAACAGGATAGGATAGATACGGGAAGACCTTTACAAACATCACCACAAGAAGAAGTAGAAAGGGCTCCTGATAGGTTACCCAAAAAATCTTTAGATGAAGTTACACAACTAGCTACTAGTGCAACAAGTAGTACGGTAAATCTTGCTATATTAGAAGCAGAGAAAATAGTACCAGAAAGACAGCAAAAAATAGAAGATGATACACTCCCTTTCTTAAATCCAGAGGACGCACAAGCTTTACCTACTGAAGATGCAACACCTGTTGAAGCTGCAACACCTGTTGAAGATGTAGCACCTACTCCTCTTGAGATAGCTTCGACTATGAGTCCAGAAAAGTTTGGTGAGCGTGTTACAGGGGAACTAAAGATCATACACAATGCAGTCTCCGAGAGCCAAGATGAAAAAACTTTTAATAGAGTATCGACCTATTACTTACCACCTTTAGGTATAGGAGATGATAGTATACAATATTCTTTTGAGGCTCCTCTAGTTGATGGAGGAGAAACAATAAATGTAAGTGTGTCTCGTGAAGATGCTGAAGATCATTATAAGACACTAAAGGATCTTGGGAAAAATTGGGATGCTGATCCTGTTTTGATAGACCCTTCGGCAGGTACTGAACTTACCGAAGCATATAAAGAAAGTCAGTCAATTATAAAATCTGTTCGGGATCAAATGGATAGCTTGCTTAAAGCATTAGGTGGTTTGGAAAGTAATCCAGCTCCGATTGATGAGCCAGTTAAAATACCAAACGATGGCTTAATTGCTAATGATGTTGAATTAGAACAAGGTGCATTTAATTTAGAAGATGTCACACCTACTGTAGAGCCTGAGCCTGAGCCTGAGCCTGAGCCAGAGGTAGAGGTAGAGGTAGAGGTAGAGGTAGAGGTAGAGGTAGAGGTAGAAGCACCTACACCTACAAAGCAACCAACAAGCAACGATGAAACTAGACCCATCTACAAATGGATGGAAGAGTCTTTGTTGGAGTTAGGAGAGGCAAGGATATTTGCTTTAATGGAAGTGATTAACCCACAAAACGTACTCTTAGATTCAGAATTAGCTAGTGTGGTATCGGACTCGTTGCAAACTTCTAAGGAGAATGCAAGGAATGGGGGCATATTTATCAAGGAAGCTAGAAACGAAGGATACATATTTGCGGAAACTACTTATTACTTACAAGGAGAGTGGTTACAAGAAAATATTGATGCACTCTCAGAAGGAACTGAACAAGAACAGCTTTCAAAAATCATGGATGATTTTAGAGGGCGTTATAATAATTTACGTTTAGGTTTTGAATCTAGAAAGGAAGATCTTAGACCAGCCTATGAAGTTAACAGAGAGCAACTCCAAAAAGAATTTGCCGAAGGTAAAGCGGTTGTAAAAGAACTTGAGCTTGAACTGTCAAAGGTGAAAAGTAATTTCGCTAGTGGTGAATTATCTGATAGAGCCAGAGAGATACAAGAAACTGAAGCAGAGTTAATATTTCAAATAACTCAAGCGACTGATCAAGTACTACTTACCCAACGAAGGATAGAAAACTTTAATGGGTTTTATGAAAGGTTAAACTTTCCAAACTTTGAAGCAATAGATACATCAGAATTTTATAACGCCAATCTAGATGCGTCACTTAATCCTCAGAAAGCAGAGAGGAGATTAGAAGCAACAAAAGAAAGGAAGGAAGAATTTGAAGAGCTTAAATCTTATGTTGATTATGCATTAAATGATCTAAACGATCCAACATCTTCCTCTACTAAACAAGAACGAGAACAATATTTATACGAAGAAAAACAAGAGTTAGAAACATGGAGAGCTTCAACAAGGAAAACTCTGAATGATTCACAAATAAAGCTTTCTGAAGATGCTGTTCTGGCATTAAACAAGTACAAGGAATTAGAGAACAGGCAAGGGGTGTCGGAAGAGGAGCTTGTTGAAATGCGGAATAAGGTCACTGAGGAAATAAAGAGAGTTAACAAAAATTTAGCTGCTAATAAGTATACAGGAAAAGAACTCGATAAAGTAGCTATAGCTACTCAGTTTATTGGAGATGGTATAGAAAGACCTAATCATAAATCATCTTCATTAAGATATAAACTTGCGTGGGGGTCTGTTGGTAAAGCTAACACAGGTATCTATTCGTCTGATGATGTAGTCATGTTAGCAGCGAACGGAGCTTTTAATAAACGTACAGTAGTCAAAGGTAAGTTTGCAAGGGCAACGGGTAAACGTGCTACTTCTACTAAAGTAGAAGGCGACAGATTAAAACCTTTTCTTAACTCTGATACAGAACCAGATCCTGCAAAGTGGCAACCAAGAGGGGAATATCAAAATTTGGTAACTGCAATAAACTCAGGAGCTTCTTTTATTGCAGACACAAAAGAACATCTTGGTAACACAAAAAAATATAACAAAGGGGAACTTGAATTAGAACAGTACCTAATAGCAAGGGGATACAAAAGGGTTGAAATAAATGGGCAACTAACAGGTAAGTTCGTACCAGAAAATGCAGAGATCCCTCTGGAAGATGGGGACTCTATTGTAACCATTGAGTATGAGGTAGTAAAAAATGAAGGGGGTAACCTTCAGGTTAATAATAGAACAACACAAGTTAGAAGATCTCAGATTCCTAATTTAATAAAGGATACGAGAAAGGAATACGACAAGGTCGAAGCTGAACGATTAGAAAAATCTAAGGAATTAGATGGTATAAAATTTGCAATAGTAAAGTTGCTAGAACAGAAACAGTCTACAACTAACCTCGACACTAAGCGTAAAGAATTAGATAACGAGTTAACACCATTAGCTTCTAAAGCTAGTACTTTCAAGAATGCTCTAGATCAACTTGAGTACACTCAACAGAATAGTGATGAAGATATAAATAAAAAAATACTACTAGATAATTATTCTACATACAGAGATCTTAGTAAAAAAGCTGCCGATGCAAGGTATGATCTCAAAGAGTTTGATGAACTAACTCTCGGAAAGGGTAAACTAAAAGAAGGAGTTACCTTAGATAGTAATCAAACTAATGCTATAGAGGAAGCTGTAACAGAGATAAATGAAAGGATCGAGGAGGACTATATAGAAGAAGTAAGAAATGATTTAGTCGAAGCTGCTATAACAACCAATTCTTTTGGACTGCCCTTTAAGATAATGTCTTCGGATCAGGACAGAAAATTTAAACAAGGAAAAGCATTTTCATTAGCTAAGATTAATAATCAGACTGTTGTATTAATTAACCCTTATCGGTTGGATTCGGTAGTACGTAGAGCATCTCCTTTGAATAGGAGGGCTATGATTAGAGCTGGTGTGTCAGAAGAAATAATACACGCTGCTGCTATCTATGAATTAGAAGAGGGAGAAGTTCAAAAAATATGGAACTCCTTATCTGAGACAGAAAAAGAAAATACAAGAAAGAGTTATTACAGTAGAGATGAAAGTACTGACTCTTATTTTAGACTACAGAGTGATGATGCAGCTACTGTTAATAAAGAAAAGTTTATTCTAGGACATGAGTTCCTTAGAATGAAACTCCAAAGGATTATTGATGGGTCTACCACAGAGGAAGTTGCCCAAGATATGGAGCGAGAAGCTCGAATCGGTGGGGAATCTTCTGATGCTGCCTTTGTTCTTGGTTCATTTAAAAAGTATCTTAAATCTTATTTCAATAAACTGTTTGGTTTCTTCTCAAGAGATACAAGTAACCCATACGTATCAGCAGCATTAAATAGAATCCATTCTACGTACAATGCTATGGGTGCAGGGTACAAGACTCAGGGTGCAGTTGACTTCGACCCAGAGAATCCGTTGCAAACTCTAAACACATTACAGAATGCGCTGGATACTAAAGGTGTTAGGGAAGAAGCTATAGAAGGTACACTACTATCTTCTGGTGTAGGAGCCGACCCTATATTTATAAGACACGGAAACTTAGCAGACACTTTAACCATACCCATAGTAACTACTGGTGAATACAGAGGTAAGTATAAAGGAATCAAAGAATGGTTTAACTCTATTGTAGGTAGTTATGATCCAAGACTAAGGCAATTAAATCAAAGTGAAATCAATGTAAGGAACACTGTATTTAGAGAAGTTAAAAAGTACCAACTGACTTTGAGGTATCTTGTAAACAAAGAGTACCCCGATGGAGATGCACCTGTTCAGTTATTCAAAGACATTACGGGAGATGGTAACGGGTTAAGGTTACACAAAGATACTAAACGGGCTATCGAAAAAATATTCGGTGAGGCTTTCGATGAATTAGAGATAGAGAGACAGGCTCAGATTGGTAACTTAAAACTAACTGAAAAAGAAACTAATATGGATAGAGCAGCAGCTAATGCTGCTGAACAAGCGATCAATAATACTTTCATTAGATCTAAAGATGCACTAGATGCAAGGAGAACAGAAGTTTATAACAAAGCATATGCCAAACAAAAGATAGAAGCTACGAAGAGAAGACATGATGCTATAGAAAAATTAGGAGGATTCAATGAAGATGGAACTCCCAAAGGGGAAATAGCGAATCACCTGTACGCACTACGTGCAAAAGTAGATGCGATGTCTAAGTCCATACAGGAAAAAGCATTAACTGATTCAGGAGATACAAAACTGAATGCTACTATTGATAACAACTTGGAGGTCTATATAACTACGTCATACAGATTATTCACAGAGCCCGACTATATTACCAGAGTAATGCAAGATCCTTTGTATGGCGAGGTAAGAGAGGATGCCTATAAGTTCTTTAAAAAGATTTATATTAATGAAAGGGCAGGGCAGATTCTTTTACAGAAAGATACGACAGACTTTAAATTACCTGAAGGTATATCCTTACCAGCAGAAGGTTTAGAGACTCAAAAGCAAGCTGAAGATTTAGCCCTAGCAGAGTTGTATGCGGGAGAAAATAAAGTAAAAGATAACCCAGCTATGTTAGGGAAGTCAGCCATCATACAACAAATGATGATAGACTTTTTAAATTCGTATAATCCAAATGATCCTAGGATGAAGGGAGATCAAGCAGGTTGGGCTGGGACAGATATAAGACCTAACACATTTGATAGATCAAAAGATACAGCAGTTACAATATCTGCTAAGAAATTAAAACAAAGAGCAAACATTCCAGAAGAGCTTGTTGCTTTTATGGGTAAGGAAGCCGACACCACTGGCTTCGATGCAGTATCCAAAACGTATATACAAACTGGTATCTTAGCAGCTAACTTTGCTGCTTTAAGAAATATGTTAGAGTTCGGAACCAAACCAGAGAATGGTTGGATACTAACAGAGGCTCAACTCAAAGACCTGCCTACAGAAAAAAGGTATGTTGAAGAGGTAGATAAGAATGGGAATAAAAGACAAAAAGACTTATGGGTAGATCTTAAAACAAGAGCTAGACCAGAGTTTGATATATTTAAATTGTATGCAAGTTCTAAAGGTTCTCGTAATTTGTATGTGAAAAAAGATTTAGCTAAAGCTCTTCAAGAATTGGGTAATGATGTATCTCAAGTAACTAATACAGATGTACAAAGAGTATCGAACTCTATGACAAAGTGGGCAGGTATAGTTACAGGAACTGCTATGGGAGCTAAGACACTAGGCTCGATAGGATTCTACGAGCGTAACGCTATTGGTAACATGGCATTCTTTGCACCAGCGCAGGGGATATTAGCCCCGATTAAAATGTCCAAAGCTCTGTGGCAAGAAATGAAAAGGAAGAGAGGATTCTTCTTTGATGGTTATATGGAACCAGAACAGATAGACCCTTACTATTCAAGGCTCGAAAGGTTAGGCATATTAGAAGATGAACTCCGTCCTAAGATGCTAGACGAATTAATCTTTGGTAACACTGCACCACAAGATATGCTCAACGAGTTAGATGAAATAACTGGAGAGTTAGTTGCACATAAAGATATAAATAAGGAGGAGAATGTAGTAAGGAGATTACTGAAAGATGAGGACAAGGGAATTGGAAAGTTATTCAAGGGTCTGAAATCTGCGTCAGCTACTATGGATTCCTTCTATAAAATTTATTACTTTGAAAATGAACTAAAGGTTTTGAAAGAAGCTCGTGACATTAAGATGGAAAACAATCCATATGATGTTTCAGATTCAGAGCTTATGTTCTTAGCTGCTGAAAAAGTTAAGAGGACTGCCCAGTCATACAGCGAAGCAAGCCCCCTTGTAAAAGGATTAGCGGCTTCTCCTTATGGATTAATGTTAGCACCATTCATTCGATTCAAAGGTGAGTTAATTAGAATCACAGTTAATTCTATTAAGTTAATATACAACGAGATAAATGATACTAACCCTGTCATAAGAAAGAGAGGTTTCAAAAGACTAGCAGGTAACTTCGGTACGATTGTAGGAGCATCTGCCTTCTTGCCTGTTGTGGTGCGGATGCTATCTGATATCAGCGATGATGAAGATGAAGCATTAAGGAGGACACTGGTTTCTTATCTAAGAAAACATACCTACTATTTATATAAAAGGGATGGTGAATATCGTTCCATTGATATGACGTACATCAATCCATACTCTTTGATAGTTGATCCTTTCCTTAGATCATTAGAGAAAGGATTACAGGGAGAGAGTGCTGCTTCTATGGGGGCAACCTTTGCAAAGACTTTATTTGCTGATGAATTTTTAGATCAACAAATATTTGCAGGAGCATTTACTAGCCTACTAAATAATAGAGATCCACAAACAGATAAGAAGATCTGGTTGGAAAGAGATACAGCCGAAGATTCTTTTGCTAAAGGATTAAGCTTCTTATGGAAAGAAGCATTTGAACCAAGGACTTTCAGAGCTATATCAGAAGCAGCTACCCTTATGGGAACTAACCAACTGGAAGATGCTTTACTTAGGATGGGTAAAGAAATACTACCTGCCAAAGAATTTACGTTAGACCTATCAAATAACATACGGAGATATCTATATGATATAAGGAGGGAGACTCAAGAGTTATCACTCAGGAAGAATGCTGTATTAGGACGAGCCCCTATGGGTGACGATGACGTTAAGGAACTTGTCCATAAAGAAATAGATCATAGGATTCGTTTAGATAAAGAAGTAGCACATACCCTAAAACATTTACAAGCTATGTCGGGTATGACAGATCAACAGATGTCCTCTTTGGTAAAGAGTTCTCAGTTCGGTAAGCGTAGGTACAAAACAATCATGGCAGGTAGAACAGAGACACCTGCTGAAACTCATAAAGGACTCAAGAAAAAGTTAAGAGAACGCTATGATGAAAAGCAGGAAGCTCAGTACTTACGGAGATTAAAACTATTGGATAGTGTATTTAAAAACTACCCACAGTATTTTGATCACGCTGATTATTAAGCTATTGCTAAACTGCTGAAAGGTATCGTTGCGGAAATAGATCCGTGCTTGTGAGCCAGATGCTTGAAGTAACTCAAGCTAGTTTGTTTACCTTCGCCACGATATAGTAATACTCTAGATCCCTTAACACTGCCAACGATCTCATATGAGTTGTCTTTGTTAAGCATTGCGATCCATTCGTATTCACTATCATTATCAGTCTTAATATAGTTTTTAAGTTTCATGGAAGTACTGCTTCGGTAGGATTACCTTAGCTTCTTGCAGAGACATATCGATTGCCTCACCCACTCTGGGGTCTTCACCATGTTCATCTCTAAAGATAGGATAAACTCTGAATGTCTCTGGCATTACTTTTCTTTGTTTAGTTTG